GCCTTCGTCGTTTCCACCATTGAGAATATACGCCATTTTGTTTTCCTTTTAATTAAATTTTGTTGGCATCAGAATAATTTTTTATTCGTCGCGGAGTTAGAAACAGTTACGCCAACGCCTTTCAAGCCGACTGCTTTACCTAGACCATTACGTGTTGCCCATGCATTAAATGCAGCAGGATCACGTGAATAATCAGGAATGCCTTCTTGAGATTCGCCAGCAAAGTTTCCTTGTCCAGGACGTAAGCCTGATCCGCCAGTTAGATTACTCTGCTTGAGAAGTTTAGGGTTGCCCTTTGCGACTTCTTCAACTAACCCACGGATTGATAAAGGTGTACCGTCTTGTGAATATCGTTCTTGTCCCTTACCATTTACAATGACATATGATCCATCGTCGTTCCACTGAATGTTGGACTTAACTTTGGTCATAGCGTAATCAGTAAGATCGGAGTCGAACTTATCACCCATTACAGAACGAATATCACCATCTAATTCTTTCTCACGAAGAGACTGTTCTTGGCGTGCAAGTTTTGATTGCATAGCGCTGAACTGCTCTTGAAGATCATTAGTTGATGGTCGACCCTGCTTTGATTGACTATCTACCTTCGGTTGCACGGAACCACCGGAGTTTGCTTGCGTTGCGCTTGTACGTGCCATGAATGCTACTGCTGCTTCAACTGAGTCAAATTGTTGACCAGATGCTGCGCTCAATGCATTCAAGATACCGTTAGTTTGACTCTTGCGAATCGCACCAGCGTTTACTTGCGTTTGCTCACTACCGTTATCCTGACTTACATCAGACTGGTCGGTACCAGTTTGGCTAACGTTGCCAACGTTGTTTGATTCATCACGAAAATCGCTCATTTGTTTGTTTCCTTATATGTTAATATAGCGTTAACGGAGCCACCGAGTAGGAGTTAATTTGTTCTTACAGAAAGTATTTATCTTTTTATTCTACCGTCGCACTTAGTTGCCATTGCCACTTAGCGTGCATACTTTGACGGTCTGCAATGAAATTAGCAATGCCATTCTCTTTTTCTGTAGTTGCATTGTCAAAGATTTTCTCTAACAATACAATAATCACTGCATTGTCTTTGATCAATTCCTTGATCATTAGTTCTGCTTTAGGGATCTTCAATTGATCATTTACCAGCGACAGTTCAGAGTAACGACCGAAACTTGCTGGAGCAAACTCATTCAATGAACGAATGTACTCAGCGAGAGGGTCGATTGCTCCATATGCATCACTGTATATTGAATCGAATAATGCATGGTACTGTGGGAAGTTCGGTCCCGTTACGTTCCAGTGAAAACCATGCGTCTTTAAATAAAAACTAGTGGTAGTCGCCAGAAGAACTTTTAAATCATCTGCTAACATAGTTGTGTCCTTCACGTTATCTACCCGCTGCCTGACCCACTAGTTGATCTGCAATTGGATTATAAGAACTTTGCCCGGTGTATGTGATACCTGTTCCAACGCCGCTGTAGACTTGATTGTCAATCATTTCTTGTACGGTTTCATCACCACCTGTGCTAGGTACTTGATCTCCGATATCACGGGTGTAGACTTCTTCGTCTTGTTCAGATACAAGAGCCTGCATTTCTGGGCCGCTAGTCTTGAGTACAGCCTGTTGATATTCGTAGATTTCTTCTGGTGGTGCAAGCAATGATACCATTTCACGAACGATTAGTCCTTGAATGATAGGATTCTCACCCACTAGTAATTTCGCTTGATTCATTAGAGCAAGACGATAGTTTGTGTCGCTGGCTTCATAGTTAGTGTCATAGTTCACTTCACCAGCCCAACGCATTTCCATGAAACGTGCAGCAAACGTCCAGATCAATTCTTCTGTAACTTCCATCAGTCTGGCTTTGTTCTTTGCAAGACGATGAATTTGGCGACGTTCTTCAATGATAGATACACCAGACTGCGGGCTGTTGCGTGAAGTACGCAGACCACCTAAGCCGGTGAGAGATTCAAGTTGCTCTAAGATATCACATTGTTTGGCAATGATGTTGTTCACATCACCCGTGTCAATCTTAATTGCTTCGATAGAGCCAGCCATACCACGCACGATAGCACCAGCATGAGCAGGTACTTTAACGCCTGGATCAGCACGAATGATAGTCTTTGCAAACATCAATGATTGGTATGCTTCGCACTCTAGTTTGTAGTGTTCACGCTGTGCATCAGATGCATTGTCGATATCTGACACACCAACATCGTTACGACGAGGATCGCGACGACCGAATGCTAGAAAGCCTGGAATACTCATACCAGCTGGGAAGTCACCACCATCTAGATAGATTGCTTCACCTTCTGTGTTATCTTCTTTGATAACCTTGTAGGATTCCCAACTAGTTGGGGTGTTCGAATCACCTAACTTGTATATTTTAAAGTAATAGCAGTCTGACTCTTCAAACTCTTTGACCTTAACATACTTAAGCAATTGTTTGCCACCGTAATATTCATAGTCCCAATCCCAGACATCCATTGGATTGATAACACAAACGTAAGGACGTCCTAGATTACCTTGACTGTATGTAGGCATGTCAACGAAGACCCATGCATGTCCGAAGATACTTGTCAATTGTCCAACACGTTCCATGAAGCCGTCCATGGTGCGATTGTCTAAGTCAGCATCTAGTTGCAACAGTTCTGACCAATCTTGCATACCTTCACCTACTGCGGTACCTTGTGCTGTGGCGAATCTTAGTGTTCGCTTGATTCCTGGTTCGAACAGCACATCGTTGATTGAATCAACAATATAACGACAAATAGGTTGAGCAACTGTATGAGTGATAACGTCAACGTGAATCTTTTCGTCTTCACTTGGGCGCTTCTTGCGAGACTGACGTTTAAACGCAGTGCCCCCGAGATATGCCATTTGGTAATCGGACATCGTTTGGTATATACTAGTATATACAGGGCAACGGTGTAAAAGTTCTTTGTTCTTCATAATTTAAAAGGTTCCTTGTTTGTTTCACATGCTTTATAGCCATGGAAACAACGGCTATCTGATATGTATTTATACTTAGTGTGCAACATGACTTAAGGCTTATGCTTGCAGTGATCACCATGACGGCGTCCTACTACTGCAGGACTACCATGGTATCCACAATGCTCACATGTTTGATATCTAGAATGATCACTCCATGCAGTACCGGCACGACCTTTGCCCATCATGACGGAAGCCTTTTCAATGTAGGTTCCTACACTAAGATGAGCAGGATTAACGCAATTGTAGTTGTCGCAACTATGATATACTAACTTGCCAACGATATCATGTCCTTCCCATTGCATTCTCAGACGGTGCACGGTTCGCATCTTACCATCGAATCTGAACATTCCATATCCCACATTGTTCTTAGCAGCATTCCATAGTTCGCAGCCTGTTGTTTCATCTTCAGTGATATGGCTGAAGTATAATGATTTGTAATAGTTTTCGTCTTGTTTCATTTGTTTAATTACCACACTTGATGGTCTTCGCTTGTTGTATCTTCTGCCCCATTAGGGGATAATAGTTCTTCCCAGGTTGGTCCCCCAACGTATAATGGGCTATTAGGCATATGCTGGCCACCTGGTCTACGGTGGAATCGTGTATCGTCAGTTATATAATCCTGTTGCATTCCTTCGTCGTGCATGATAGGAAATAGATGATGAATTCCATATCGCAAGCAGTCTCCTAATCCATCGATAAAAGCAAATTGATCGTTATATTTAACTAACTTCTTTCTGGTGCCGTCTTCGAAATGATAGGATTTCATTGCATCAATCAGTTTTGTTTGCCCAGCATCGACTGTAAGCCGCCCTTGATGAATAAATGCATTACTTGTGTTGTCGGTGTCAGAAATCAAGGGGTTGATCTTTTTACTGTTAACAATTTGAAAGCCATATTTCTCAAGCAATACTCTGTCAGTGATACCAAATTCACTGGTTGTATCCCTATTCAATTGTGATCCACTCATGTCAATTACTGAGTAAATTCTACGCTTAGGAAAGTCTTCACGTATTGTACGTGCTAATTGCTCAGTACCACAATTGTCAATGGTATATGCTTTGATGACCTCAATTGTACCATCCTTTGTGTGCGGGTTAGTTACTCTGGCAATGATGCTGGTTGCGATACGTTTGTTAAAGTCGGCGAAATGATATAGGTCACCGCCGGTATCTGTTACATCACCAGTGTGAAATTGTGGTTGAAACGTATAATAGAACATGTCAGTAACCGAATCAAAACTGCACATGTAATCTTGTGCAAACTTCATTGGACTCAGAATCTTCTTCTGCTCTAAGATGAATTCTAAGTTGCCCGATCTCATCTGTTCATAATTATAATGACGCACCGAATATTTTGCAGGGATCGTAAGTGCAGCCTTGTACAATTCATACAATGGTCCAGCACCATGCGGGGTACTAATGACAATCATGCGCCCAGCTGTGTCAGGCTGCCCGACGCGTGGACGCAGTCGATTCGTTAACTCAGACAATGCTTCTTGGTGGAACAGACTGGCTTCATCCATTACAATGATACCGGCATTCATACCTCGCAATGCATCACGTTGTTCTGCTGATTTGCAACGGAGAAACACATCATTAGCAAATTTGATCGTTAGGTCGCCGTTGTTTATGGCATCATCCGTTATACCGAAGTACTCTTTGC